GTATAGGATTGGCGTAATGTTGGCATTAGCAGATTCTTTAGTTGGCAAAGGACCGAAGCAGGACGTAGTAGTCACAGTGGTACCCCCGGAAAAGTTTGGGCTGTTAAAAGATGCATCAAATGAGGAACGTGATCGAGATGGCGCATTGAGCGTATTGACAAATGCAATTGTGAGCGCGACAGGGACAAATGAGACGCAGAAAAACGAGAAAGCAACTTTTGGAGCGATTTCTGAGGCATTGAAAGACGACAATGTCACCAGGCGGTCAAAAAGGATTGCATATGGAAAGTCAGTGTTAGAATTGGAGAAGGACATTAAGCGCTATCGCAACACGATTAGACTTTTGGAGTGTGCGCGAGTGGGCTGCGCCATTGTAGTGCTGCTCTTTTCAACTGCATTATCTGTTATGGACTTTCTATCAAAAGAAATAATTACAAGTATGGCTAAGCTCGTCGGGGATAATAACACGGCGGATTTCGCTGCGATGGCGAGGTTGCGAGCGATGCGAGGGGCTGCGAACATGGCTTTAATAGCTTGTGGAACTGCGGTGTTAATAACAGGAAGAAATGTAGCGATAATGAAACAGAAGAAGAGAGGAATGAAACGCGACCTTGTTAAACGAAAGGCGTATTTGGGTGCCATTGACGATATGAACCTGTTGACGCCTTATGCCATCGAAATGGATCCGCCGACATACGCAGCTGCAAAGGCCCCCTATGAGTATGACCTCTAGCCACTGATTACTCGATAGGGAGGGCGGACGTTGAGCCGCGCGCAATCCAAAGGATAC